GCTCTCAAGATGTTCGAGCTAGACGCACCCTCTAACATCACAACCGGTGAGACCGATGCTCAGATCGACCGCAAGCTGCGTGACCGATTTGAAGTTCTCGAGACAATCACCAATGCAGCCCTACAGGGCGACATCAACTCGCTGATTGTTTCCGGTCCTGCTGGTCTCGGCAAGTCTTATACCGTTGAGGACTGCCTCGCTAAATGGGATCCCGATGAGCGTAAACACACAGTCATTCGTGGATATGTCAAGGCTACGGGTCTGTTCAAGACTCTCTACCAGTTCCGTCAGAAGGGTCAGGTCATTGTCTTTGATGACTCCGATAGTCTGTTCCTTGACGACGCCACTCTGGCGATGCTAAAGGCTGTATGTGACAGCACCGACCGTCGCCGTGTGTCCTATCTGGCAGAGTTCAACATGATGGATGACACGACTGCAACTCTCATTCCTCGACAGTTTCAGTTCGATGGGACGATCATATTCATATCGAACCTCGACTTCGATGCGATTGCCGAAAAGGGCGGGAAACTCGCTCCTCACCTTCAGGCGATGATCTCTCGGTCACACTACATCGACTTGGCGATGAAAACTCGCCGTGACTACCTGATCCGCATGAAACAGGTCATCAAGCAGGGCCTGCTTCAAAAACGTGGTCTGTCCCGACCACAGGAGAAAAAGGTCATTGCCTTCATTGAGAACAATCAGGATCACATCCGTGAGTTCTCTCTCCGCATAGCCATCAAACTCGGTGATCTCATCAAGCGGGATAGCCGATCCTTTGATAAAATGGCTCGTGTCACTTGCTGCAAGGGGCTATAAAAAATAGCCTTTTTTGTTGACATATTTCTTTTTTGGGTATAGAATGTACCTATGATGAATCAGGAGACAGACATGAAGAACTTACAACTTGTTATCGATGCCAATCTGGATCGGGCTCAAGATGAAACCTGGGAGGATGCTCCAGACATGAGGGAGATGTTCATCGAGGATGCAGTTGCTGCGTTTCGAGTCATGAAGCAGATCGAAATCGGTGAAGGCAACTTTGACTTTGTTGCCGACCTCGATACTTCTATCCGTGATGAGATCTTAGATGCTGTAGGTGAGGATCTCGGATGGAATTTTGTGAATCACGAGATGGGATTTTTTGACGATATTGAAGAGGCTGCATAATGACGATATACGTTGATATGGATGGTGTGATTGCCGACTTCTTCAAGGAGTTGGCTTCACACTATGATGTGAAGCACTGGAAGGACCTTCCTAACAGGGACGAGTCGATTAAAGCTCTGAAGGGCACGGACTTCTTCGGTCGTATTCCTAAATTCAAGACATCTGACGAGCTGATTGCTTTCGTGGATGAGGTGACCGACGGTGAGTGGTCAATTCTATCGAGCCCACTCCGTGACGATCATGAGAACAGTTCCTTCTGGAAGCGCCACTGGCTTGACAAACACGACTACCGCCCACAAGAGGCTATCTTTACGGGTCGTAAGGAGAAGTATGCTACCACAAATGGTGTGCCTAATATTCTCATCGACGACAAGCCAGAGAACATTGAGCGGTGGATCAACAAGGGTGGTATTGGTATCCGTTATCAGGCTAACGAGAACTCACTTGATGATCTCAAACGGAATGTCTTGTCTCACGTAGACTAAATTCCCTCACTTTTTTTCTCTTCCTTGGGTGGCCCTCTGCGGCCACCCGCTATTACGTACGCTACCACTCCCTGATATCGTGGAACAGCGACGATCAGTACGACTGATGGTCTCTTTGCAAAGTCTGTGTACTCAACTAGAACGTCCATTATCGGTACGCCTATGGCTCGAGGCAATATGACGCATTGACCAATCATTGATTGGGCATACATTGACTTTCGTACCGCATCTGCACTCTTTGTATCAGCCATAACAATTTTCATGATGGCATCTTCGTCTTTACAGAGTGTCTGAGCTCCTACAATATCACCCTTGTACCAGTCAGTTACTATAGGGTAAGGCCTATCATCTGCTATAGGAGGAACTACAGGAGGACCATCGATAATTTCTATGCCTGCTTGTGCTTTTTCGGTGGTCTGACAACCAATGAGGATCATTCCTGCTGCTATGAATGTAAGTATCTTCTTCATCATACTATCCTTTGCTCAAAGAATTCGTGTGTTATGTCTGTATGTGGGTCTCCGACAAAGATCTGTGGATCTCTATCTTCAACAGCAATGAAGATGACTGTTTGTTTGACGCTTTCGCCATACATCTCTTTTATCATATGACTATAAGCGGCAGTCTGTAAAAAGTAATCTCCTACCCACTCTCTCTTTTTGGGTTTCATAGACGTTTTAAAGTCTACGACGGATAGCATGCCATTTATGTCTGCAACACAGTCGACTCTTCCTGCCAATCTATATTTATAAGACCAAAGGGGCGCTTCTTGCATATAGACCTTTGATATGCTCTTATCAAGTATGGGCTGTAGTGACTTGAACATTGAAACGGCATCTGGCATTTTACCCTTGCAGGGATCCTCGACATTGTTTAGATAATTTTCGATGATGGTATGTACAGCAGTCCCACGACCTGCTGCTTTACGACTGATACGGTTGGCTTCATCCCAACCAACACGTTTTCTCCACTCTCTTAGTGATTCCATCCTGCCAGGTTGTTTACCTAAAGCAGTCGTAACAGATTCATATAAGACATCCGAGGGTCCAAAAGAATCTGTACCAGATAATAAATTTGGTACTTTGTACTGTCGACCCTCGGGTGTCGTAATTGCCTCTATTTCATAGAGTTCAAATTTGTCTTCATGAATAAATGCCATGTTTCAGCTTTGATATAATGTAGTCCTTCACCAACTGAGACCTCACAATATCATCCTCATTGAATTCAATGTTACTAAAATCTCTCACCTTATTTATCACACGCATAAAATCTACAATACCCTGCCGCTCGTCATCATATTTAAAGTCACTCTGTCTAAAGTCACCGGCAAACATCACCCTACAATTATCGCCAAGTCTTGTAATGATGGAATCACACTCGTGAAATGTGAGGTTCTGACACTCGTCGACAAGCACAATACTATCATGCAGAGTAAGTCCCCGTACGTAGGATGTAGATAGAAACTCCACGTTGCCCCTGGTTTTGAGTACGTCATAGGCATCTCCTCTTCCAAACAACTCTGTAAAGATTCCATAATAAGGTGCTTCATAAGCCTTTTGTTTCTCTTTTTGGTTACCGGGAAGAAAACCCATGTCTCGGGTCGGTACAACTGACCTGACGATAACTAACTTTTGCTTGGTTGTAAATGTACTCAATATCTCCTGAAGAGCGAGATATATTGATATGTAGGTTTTTCCAGTACCAGCAACTCCGTGAAGTAAGAGGTGGTCACCGTCTTGATAGGCATCGAATGTTCGTTGTTGATTTATTGTTTTAGGCTCTATGCCTTTCAGTTTAAAACCTACGTTTGTTCCTTTCTTTTTTAATCTTTTCTGTTGCTTTTTTGAAAGTCGTTCCTCAAAGAAATCATAATCGTTATTTACAACTGCTAAGTTAGAATGATTGTACATGAATAACCTTTCTATGGCTAATCATTTTTTATTGTCTGCGGCCCTCTTCTTTTTCCATTTTTCTACGGCTTGGCGAGTCTTGACAGCCTTACCAGACTTGTCACCATATTGGTTAGCCACCGCACTCGTTGGATGAGCTGCAGCAATTCGTGACATCTGCTCATTCCATCCATTATCATTCTTGATTCCAGTATAGGACTGGCCTGAAATGATATTAACCCGAGACGGTGGTAATTGACGGATGTTTGGATTATCGGAGAGGAATGCTTCCTTATCAGAGATTGACATCATCTCTTCAAAGGTTTCATTGGTTGTGTCATCAACAAAACTGTAAGTTGGCATCCTACCTCCTATTTGTATTTATCATTCCACCAACTTGGAACAGAGCGACCCTTCTCCCATTTAGCGAAGCGAGCCTTATCACCCAAGTAGTAATTATGATATGATTGAACCGCACAATCAACTTTGTATTTGTCTGGCATTGCTAGGGCAAATGGAGTCTGTGAGCCAATGCGGATATTCCTGGGTGTCACATTCAGAATGTCCCTGAGTTTTTCCCATGAGGCATGCAACTTACCAAATCGATACTCGAACTCCCAAGACAGATACTTGAAAAGAAGATAGTGCCACATGTAATTATTGCAGTTTTCCATAGTCCAAATCGTGCATGGATGCTTGGCGTGCACGGCTTTGTAGATAAGATCGTCATGATCTGGTAGACGATAATGCTTGACCATACGTTTACCAGATTTGGATGGAGCGACATATTCCTCGCCATCCAACAAACGATGAGCAGTCGATAACATTTGTGCCGACTCGACTATCATCTTTGGAACATGTTTGTCACAGTGCATCTTGGCTGCAATATCTGGACGTTCATTCAAGACAAAAATATTCATTTCACATCACCCTTATAAAACTTATAACCACTGTAGATCTCAATGTCTCCATCATCACTCTCAATCATTCGAATGATTTGTTCCTCTTTCATCGAAGTCAACACAGCTTCAACAACACGAGGCAAGGCAAACTGATATCCGGCATAGAATGATAATCCTACAAGGAATAACAACGAACCAATTATCAGTAAATCATACACTATGTATCTCCATTTGTCAATAAGTATTCGAAATCTTGTACACTCACATTAACGGCTTGTGGTGTGTATATCCCACTATTTATCACTGAACGTGGGTAGCAGAATGTGAAGTCGACATCTGGATTTTCTTCAATCACCCATCCCAGGTAGTTTAATCGATTTCGTGTATCTTGTAAATTTGCCCTGGTGTCAAGCCCATAACAATTAGTACCATCATAGAGATTTGATAGAGCTGTATCTTCATCGACAACTAAAAAATCGAACCCCAAAACATATAATTGTTTATAGCCCATTTTAATCGCTTCGATGATAGCATTCATACCTGCATTGGATCTAGGTCGTGCAGGATTCCAATCCTCTGACGCCGAGTTACCCCAGTGTAGCTTTACTGGCTCCCACTTCTCATTCTCAGGTGGTATAATAACTCTATTGGATGGAAAGTCCGATGACTCTATCTCAGTTACGATGGCATCGTCAATCGCAACAAGATAATGAGGTAAGATGTACCTCTTAAACCTAAAGTCTCTGTATAGAGCATTGCAGCCGAACACCGTGCCCTTACCATTGAGTATCATCAAGTCGAATGACTTGCGAGACTGACCGTTACCGATGATGTACGCTGGGTCTGTTATCTTGTTCATCATGTACTTCACGAGTTTTCTTTTTAATTCGCTGTTGTTTCGACCATTTTTTTACGTGCTTTGATGATCGGCGTTCAAAACCTTCAGGATCATCATCCCAAATGTTTTTCTTTCGACGGTATGTTTTACCCATTTTCCTTCCAGGTTGATGCTAGTGCGGGCCATGCTTCGTTAAAAAGCTGTTTGGTGATACCCTTGTAGGGCATCTTTTTATCCTTGATCGACAGAATTAGTTTTGCGTCATCTGGATCAAGCATTTCCAAAAACTGTACAAATTGTACTTCTCTCTGCAGAGGTTTCATGTGTGGATAGGGTCCTGATTCCAAAAACACACCAAACTTTCTGAGATTTGCATACAGTGAAGATTGACAGTCTGTTTCTTTTGGTTGTGGTTTATATGGCGGTTCACCGGGTGGTAATGCAAATTTTAAATTAGGATTGAAACATATATCGATCACATTTTCTAAAGCAATGTTATGATCTCTTCGCAGTGCTTCGACCTTTTCCTTTTTGGTTTTTAATTTTGAAATACGATCTAGTATCTCAGCGACACCTTCTTTATACATTTTGATCTCCAATTAAACTTCTTTTGGCACTGGCGCACATATAACACTTTTTACTGGTCGACCATCAAACTGCGAGGATGCAAACTCTTTAATCTTTTCAAGGTTGGCAAAAACATGAGCATAGCATATTTGTTGTGTTTTAAAAGTTAATGGTATACCTTGATCATGGGTGATCCTAACAGCATCGAGCTCTTTACTTCCAAGTACCATAAACATAATTGCTACTATTTCAAACATCAAAACTCCTGTATAACGTCCATCAAATTTTTCAATCTTTTCTTGATGAAATAATTAAAGATTTTGCCTCTACCGTTTAATTTATAATTGTTAAACTTTTCGAGAACTTCACTTTGAATATTTTCAGGAACAAAATCTAAGTCAACGAGTTGTTGATTACGCTTGTATCCTCGAAGCATCTCTTCATTACAGAACTGAACAGGATCAATGCCATTCCATGCATCAACTTTTTTGGCTGATAATGGTTTCTGTCTCTTGCCAACGACAAATGTGTCATCGGATGACAGGAAGTTAGGAATACCATCACCCCTATCACCACGCAAGATATGTTCGTGCACATATCTAGCAGGATTCGAGGTGTTTACATACTTTTTCTGCATGGGGCTGTATTGCTCTACATTGGCATATTTCTGTAACTGTACAAAGTCCTTATCGGATGACAGTATTAGTATGGGTTCACCACTACCGTTAGTGACACCCAAATGCCCATACGTATGACACAGTGTAGCAATGACATCATCTGCCTCTGCACGCTCTACCTGTATTACCTTGTATGGAAACTCTGTCTTGAGGTCATCACGAATGCCGTTCAAGACCTCAAAAATCATGTGCCAGTCTAGGCCCGACTCTTC